GACGTGTGCTCTTCCGATCTCTAAACGAACAAGCAATACACACAAAGAACTTTGACCCTGCTGCGGCGGGATAATCTCTGTGCGCTTGGGTGTGAGCTGTTCAATGGGACTAACCCATTAAACACAACTCACCAATAAGGTAATAATTTAATGACTGACGCAATTGTCTCTCGTCTAGGTCAAACCAACCAGACGGGCGGAAGCTACGCGAATGATACCGCGCTCTTCCTGAAAGTCTTTGGTGGAGAAGTTCTCGCTGCCTTTGACGAAACCAACGTTATGATGGACAAGCATACTATCCGCAATATTAGCTCGGGTAAGTCTGCTTCGTTCCCTGTAACGGGTAAATTCTCTGCTGGCTACCACACTCCTGGTCAGGAGCTGCTGGGCAGCAAACTCAATCACGCTGAACGTGTGATTGCTATTGACGATCTCCTGGTGGCTGACACCTTCATTGCAAACATTGACGAAGCAATGAATCACTGGGATGTACGCTCAACCTATTCTAAAGAGCTGGGTCGTGCCCTGGCTCGTACCCTGGATAAACATCTCCTGCAGATGGGTGTCCTGGCTGCTCGTGCCTCCGCTGCTGTCTCTGACGGCTATGCTGGTGATGTCATTGGCGAGAACACCTCTGGTGCTCCTGCCTCGGCTGACTTTGAGGACAACGGTGAACACCTCGCAGAAGCTATCTATCTCGCTGGCCAAAAGCTGGATGAGAAGGATATTCCCCAGGAAGACCGCTATGTCTTTGTCCGCCCCAAGCAATACAATAAACTTGTAACTGCCTCGGGTTCTGGCAACAACAAAGTCAACATCAACCGCGATTGGGGCGGTGCTGGCTCTTACGCTGATGGTACGATCCTCAAGATCGACAACATGACCATCGTGAAGACCAATCATCTTCCCTCCACCAACATCACCACTGGCGTTCTCGCTGGTCCCGATCAGGGCTCAGGCGCGAAGTACGCTGGCGACTTCTCCAACTGCGTGGCTCTTGTCATGCACCCTGCGGCTATCGGCACTGTCAAGCTGCTTGATCTGGCCATGGAGAGTGAATATCAGATTTCCCGTCAGGGCACTCTGATGGTCGCTAAGTACGCCATGGGTCATGGCATTCTTCGCCAAGACGCTTCTGTCGAAATTCGTGCAGCTAACGTCTAATTATAAAATAAATAACATGGCTGAAGAATATAAAATTGTCACTGATACTGACGAAACCTTTGTTACGACTCGGGACGCAACGGCTGCCAACCAAGGCCTGGTCCTTGCTGGCACTCTGCTCACTGCTACGGCAGCTGAGCTGAACCGAGCAGCTGACCTCACTGGCCGCGTTGTGGACTGCACTGCATCCACTCTGGCTGTCACTGCGGCTGCTCACGATGGCCGCACTGTCACCCTCAACCGCGCTGGTGGTATCGCTGTTACGCTGCCTGCAGCTTCCGGCTCGGGGGCTCGTTTCCGCTTCATTATCGGCACTACGTTCACCTCCCCGGCTACCATTAAGGTGGCCAATAGCTCTGACACTATGGCTGGCAATGCCGTTGTAGCTCAGGACGGTGGCGATACTGCTGTTATCTTTGAAGCTGGCGCAACCGCTGACACTATTACCTGGGACGGCTCCACCACTGGTGGCCTGAAGGGTACGATTGTCGAGCTGGATGATATTGCTGCTAACCTGTGGTTTGTGCGCTCTCTGGGTGCCGCTACGGGTACGGAAGCAACTCCGTTCTCTGCGACTGTCTAACACATTTAAGGGGGTCTCTAGTTATGCTAGGGGCCTCCTTTTTTGTTAGGAATAATTTCTCATATAGTTATAAGGATTTACATGGCCCTTACTCTATCCACTGAGCTGGACGCTATCAATGAGATGCTGTCCGTTATCGGAGAGGCCCCGGTAAACTCAACTACCAATACAGGTCTCATTGACGCTGTGATGGCCAAGCAGATCCTGGACAGGACCTCTAGGGAGGTTCAATCAAAGGGCTGGCATTGGAACACCAATAAAGCCTACACCCTTACTCCTGACTCCGATGGCTATCTAAATCTCCCCTCTACGACCCTCAAAGTGGACCCTTGTGATCCAACTATTGACGCTGTTCAGCGGGGCTTAAAGCTCTGGGACAGGGTAAACAATACCTATGTATTTGAGGATGATGTAGATGTGGACATTGTTGTCGGCCTGGACTTCGATCAGCTCCCGCAATCAGCTCGTACTTACATCTCCATCAGAGCAGCCAGGATCTTCCAGGACCGCGTTGTCGGCTCGGAGACCCTTTCAGGCTTCAACGATAAAGATGAAGAATCTGCCCTTGTCACCCTTCTCCAGGATGAAGCGGAGAATGCTGACTATAACATGCTCACAGACAACTGGGATGTGGGCCAAATAATATTCAGGGACTACTAAGCATGAGCATTGTAAGCGGATCTATACCGAATTTCATAAGTGGAGTCAGTCAACAGCCATTCTCCCTCCGCCTTGCATCTCAAGCTGAGTCTGTAAAGAATGCTATTCTCTCAGTGGTGGAAGGGCAGGGCAAGAGGCCCAACTCTATCCACTTAGCCAAGATCATCAACGCCACTGGCTATGACCATGCCTTCCTCCACACCATCAACAGAGATGAAAATGAACGCTATGTGGTAGTAGCCACCAGCGGGGCTCTGAAAGTATTTGATATTGATGGTGTCCAGAAGACTGTCAACCTACTGGACAGCTCTGGTACATATCTAACCTGTTCAACTCCAGATACCGATCTGGCGGCTATCACGGTAGCTGACTATACATTCATTGTTAATAAGACGATTGAGGTTGCCCTAGATGTAACCACTCAATCCAATAGAACCCCGGAAGCTGTTGTCTGGGTAAGAGCTGGCAACTATAACCAAACCTACACAATTACCCTGGGCGGCACAGCTTACTCCTATACGACCTCCCCCAGTGATGCCAGCACCATAGGAACGAATTACATAGCCTCTCAGCTCTCCGATAGGATCAATAACGGTAACAGAGCTACAGGCTACTTTGACTATACCAATCAGCCAGCGGACGGGGATACCTTCACCCTCAATGGCACCACTTGGACCTACAGGGCAAACCTGTATGGCATCCTGACCTACGCTGGTCAGCCCACAGCTGGCGATACGATCACCCTGAACGGCAAGGTCATTACTTATGTCGCTGCTGGTGCAACTGCGGACCAGATCAACATTGGGGCCAACCTCGCCGCTACGCTTGCTGCCACAACGGCCAAGCTGAATGCCCATGCTGATGCTGAGATCTCCAAGTGCGTCTACTCAGACGATGGAGCCACCAAGCTCACGATCAAATACAAGAGCCCGGGGACCATCTACACCTGGACCCTGGCTGAGAACAGCACCAACATAAGTGCCTCAGCGTCCGCTCTTACCATCACCAATGCTGACAAGGATCTGGCTGTAGGACTCACTCTGTCCTCCACAATATCCTCCACAGCTGACTCTCTGAATGCCTCAGCTGATGCTCAGACCCTCAAGTGTACCTACACTGCCAGAGGGAATAGGCTGGACATCTCCTATGACACAGGGGGCACAGGCGGGAACTCTTTCACCCTCGCTGAGACCTCCAGCTATATGTCCCGGTCAGCTGCAACCCTCTCAGGAGGAGCAGCAGCTGGGTATGTCTCTGTCCTGTACGGCTCAACCCTACATATCGTTAAGTCAGGTAATGCTGATTTCACAATCATAGCCTCTGACGGGGCTGGGGACACCTCCCTGGTGGCTGTTAAAGACACCATCCAGACCTTTGACCTCCTTCCCCCGGTAGCCCCAGATGGCTTCCAGGTAGAGATCACAGGCAGCGATATAACTGGCTTTGATAACTACTATGTCCAGTATGACAGCTCTGCTTCTGGCGGGGCTGGTAAAGGAATCTGGAACGAGATTGCTGAGCCTGGAAGAGTCGTAGCCCTGGATCCCCATACTATGCCCCATGCCCTCATACGGCAGATGGACGGTACATTCACGGTAGAGATGCTGGACTGGGATCAATGCCAGGCTGGAGACACAGATACATGCCCTGACCCCTCATTCGTAGGGTTCACGCTGGCTGACATCTTCTTCTTCAAGAATAGACTAGGGTTCCTCTCGGATGAGAATGTGATTCTCTCTGAGGCTGGGAACTTCTTCAATTTCTATAGACAGACCGCAACGGATGTCCTGGATGATGATCCCATAGATATTGCGGCTCTCCACACCAAGATCTCCATTCTCAAACATGCTGTTCCCTTTGATGAGAGCCTATTGCTCTTCTCAGCCCTCACACAGTTCACCCTTAAAGGGCAGGACTTCCTTACCCCCAAGACCACCTCATGTTCCCAGACTACAGAGTTTGAAACCTCTACCAGGTGCAAACCTATAGGCCTGGGTAAGTTCCTATACTTCACCTCCAAGCGGGGGAATTATACGGCTGTCCATGAATATTATGTGGCTAAGGATGGGGCTACCAGTAGCGTCAATGATGCCTCTGAGATCACTGGGCATGTCCCTAAGCTCATTGAAGGTGAGGTCTATAAGATCGCTGCCAGCTCTGTGGCTAACATCCAAGTCTACCTGTCTGATACTGTCAGGAATAAGATGTATATCTACCAGTTCTACTTCTCTGAAGACGGGACTGAGAAGGTACAATCTGCCTGGCAATACTGGGAGTTTGGATCTAGTGATGTTATCCTCAATGCTGACTTCATAGACACTGATCTCTTCATCGTTATTCAGAGGAGTGATGGTGTCCACCTGGAGAAGCTGAGGATTGAACCAGCCCTGGAGGAAACGGACCTAGATTTCCCTGTCCTCCTGGATCGTAGAGTCACCCCTAGTCAATGTACTGTGGGATACAATGCTGGTACTAATCTGACCACTATTACCCTCCCGTATTCAGACACTGATACGCTTAAGATCGTCGCTACGGGGTCCAATGCCTCTTACCCAGGGGGCTATTTAATCCCCTGTACCAGAGTCAATGGAACAACCTACACCATCACTGGAAATCACCAGACTGAATGGTGGGTAGGGAAAACCTACGAGCATCGTATGACGCTCTCTCCTCTCCAGGTCCGCCAACAGTCCTCTGGTGGGGGCCTTGTGGCCACCTCAGAAGGCAGGCTGCAGATCAGGAAGTTTGAGCTCAACTATGCCAACACTGGATACTTCAGGATTGAGGTCACTCCCTATCGCAGGGATACCTATACCAATACCTTCTCAGGTTTCATCCTGGGATCCAGTTCCACCCCAGTAGGTGAACGTTCCATGCTCACAGGGAAATATAGATTCTCTGTGATGGCTAACAACCTCAATGTTGCAATTGATTTCATCAATGATAGTCACTTCCCCGCTAATTTCCTCAACGGAGACTGGGAAGGCCATTATGTGGTGAGGTCAGAGAAAGTGGATTAATGCCTCACATAATTGAAGCTACGCTAGACAATTGCCTATATGTGGCTTCAGACTTACGAGAGGCAGACAAACAAGAGTTACAGGCTGTGCGGGGTCATTCCAATTTCAGGGAAATCCTGAAGGATGGCTACCGCCAGTCTGCTCTTACCTTCTGCATCAAGAGTGACCAAGGGCTCCCCATAGCTATCTACGGTGGAGGAACTCATCCAACCCAGCCCCATGTGGGCATTCCCTGGATGGTGTCTACACCTGAGCTCCTATCTATCAAAACCTGGTTCCTCAGGAAGACCCCCTGGATCGTGAATAGCGTCCAGGAACACTACCCCATTCTCTGGAACCTGATAGATGTCAGGAACACAGTTCATATCAACTGGCTCCAATTTGCGGGGTTTCAGTTCGGGGATATTAAAGAATCATTTGGCCCTGAGAATAGGCCCTTCCAGAATTTTTACAGGTTCCGCTAAGGGGCCTATTAAGAGAGATTTCAATGTGTACTCCAATGACCGCCCTTATGATCGGCGGACAAGTAGCTGGGCATATGGAGGAAGTAAGTCAGGCCAACAAGGCCAATGCCTATAATGCCAAAGCCTTTGAGGCTCAGGACAGATACCGCCAGAAGATGGATCGGTATAATAATGACGTATTCAGGCAGGATGTTGGCTACTTCAATCAGCTCCTGGATTATCAAGAGCAGGAATTTGGTAATCAGGCTGTAGCCTACGACAAGGCCCAGACAGCCATTAAATCCGATTATGTGTCCCAGGTGGGCCAGCTCCTCACTCGTATGACTGAGGAATATGTGGCCACCTCCCTGGCTGGTGAGGATGCTGTCAGGGCTGGACGCAGGGCTCAGTCTTCTATCAATGTCGCAGCTGGTGAGCTCGGCATAGCCGGGAACTCTGTGGATGCCCTTGTGCACAGCGTAAGACAATCCACAGGTGAAACCATGACTGCCTATGATAGGCAGCAGAGATCCGTTATCTCCCAGCTCCAGAATGAGGCTCTAGGCTTGTCGGCTAAAGCTGACTCCGAGATTGCTTCAATCCCACTACAGAGCTTCCAGCCTCTACAAGCAGCTAGGGCCCCAGCCCCTTCGCAACCCGGCACACCACCAGCCCCAGTCCCTGGTCCGTCTATCGGTAAATTGATTGGGAATATCGCTGGCACAGCTGCTGGTGGTTACAAGAGTTATTACGCGGATAGGAACATGGCTATGCCAAGGAGCTTCACAGATACGCTGCTCTTGCGCCCGGGTCCTCTCCTCCAGAAAGGTTAATTTAATATGGCTGACCGCCCCCAATTCAGGCCTGTGGCTTCCCCGGTATCTACCGTAGGCAGGCCTAGAGGCTACACCCCAGCCCCGGCTCCTGCAGCCCCTCAGCGTCCCATAGCCCCCCAGATGGAAAGGCTTCCGGCACCCCCGGATCCCAACTCTGGCTCCTTGGGTCAACTGGCTGCTGCCATTGGTGCTATGAGCCCTGGTCTTCAGGAGTTCATGCACTATCGCCAGGCCTCTCTGAACTACGCTGATGAATCAGAGGCCTCTCTAAGAGCTATCAAGGATGATGTCAAAAGCTGGTCTGAGGCTGTAGCCAAGGACCCTGAGCTGGCTGACAAGTCCCCTTACTTCCGCCAGGTCTACAAGGACCGAGTTGCGCGTACTCAAGTCCAACAGGAAGCTGGTAGGGCCCTGGCTGATTATTACAGCTCAGACATAGCCACCAGTGAAGATCCTGCAGCTATCCAGTCCTGGCTAGCTGACAGGTTCAAGCCTGTCATTGACCAGATGAGCGGTAATGAGCGGATCTCCGCCGCTGATGAAGTGGAGAGAGTCTCCCAACAATTCGTATCAGTACACCAGAAGAACGCTCTCAATAACCTCCTAGAGCACAACAGGGACAGCTTAGGCATCTCCCTGTCCACCATGATTGACAACCACCTGGCCCAATACGGCCATGTTCGTCCCGAGATCCTCACTCCTCAACTCCATGCTCTGGAGGCTGAAGCCAAGATCCAGGGGATAGGCGGTAGAGAGCTTAATGAGCTTGAGACCCAGGCTGTAGCCTCGGCCATGACCGCCTCCGGTCAAGAGGACCTGGCTAAGATCATTCAGGCCAAGCGTCCCGATGGGACCCCTGGTGCTGGTATGACGCTGAAAGCCAGAGATGCCCTAGAGCAAGCCAAGGAGCAGCTCATGTCCAAGCGAGTCACTGAGGAGAACCTTCAGTGGACCAGAGAGCAACGTGGCAGAGAGCTGGTGAAGAGGGACTACGAGCAGACCGCTGGTAGATTCCTCCTGGACCAGATGCAGAATAACAGACCGCTTACACTACCCCTGGACTTCATCCAGGAGGGCATGAAGCTGGACCCTGAGATTGGCATTGGCCTCATCAATGTGAACAAGTCTCTCCAGGACTATTCACAGTATGAAGATCCCCATATCGCTGGTCAGGCCCTGATTGGATATTACAACGGACAGAAGACCACAGCTGACTTCATGAATGATGTCAACGCTGGGAACTTCAAGTCTATCCGCACAATGCAGGATGCCCTGCAGGAAGCTGGGAAGAATGAGAGCGGGTCTATCCTGAGCTCCCCCGAGTTCTCCGCTGCGAGATCTGAGCTGGATACGCTGTACAAGGTGGATCCTATCACCAAGTTCTCAGCGGACCCTGCTCGGGCTGCAGCTGCCCATAGGCTGCTCAAGAATGAGATGCTGGATTGGTCTGCAAAGAACCCTTCAGCCTCAGCTCTGGACCGCAATAACAAAGCCAATGAGGTCCTTGATGCTATCAAGAACAATCCTCAGCTGGCTCCTGAGGACTCCACTGGGGGACCAACGGTAAGAGGAGAGAGCAGCCCCACAACGGTAGCTGCTGCCAAACCCACCACTTCCCCAGCACCTAAAGCTAACCCCGGTGTGCAAACACCAACTCTACAGAACTCTTCACCAACCGACTGGACCAAGATCACTGTCTTTGACAGTACCAAAGAACTTGATGATTCCTGGCAAGCCTATCTCCGAGGAGACAAGGCTGGCAAAATGGGGAAAGCATTCAAGGACAATAACATCTGGAATCCAGACGCTCAGGCGAAGTTCTATGACACCCAAAGGAAACTATTAAATGGCAAGTGATAAAAGCCTACAAGGGCCCCAAGTCCAACTCACTCCTGATGAGGACCAGGCTCTTGAGGCTTCCAGGCAGGAGCTCATCCAACGCTACGGAATGAACCCTCCTGTCTCCACCCCTGAGGGGGATGGGACTACTCCGCCCGTACATACTATTCAACCCCACTCCTTAGTCCCCAGCGTAGGCGATAAGATCGTCCGGGGCCTGATGGATGGGGCTAATGAGTTCTCTCAGATGATCTGGGATAGCGGTAATTCTCTTGAGAGAGCTGTTACAGGCCATTCAGATCGTCCAGCTGAGAGCCCATTGAAAATCCCTGAGAGCATGATGCCTGACAAGGAGGCTAATCAGGGGATCATCAGTAACGTCACCCAGTTCGTAGCTGGCATGGGAATAGCCGGGAAGGCACTCAAGTCCTTCAAAGCTATCCAAGGTCTCTACGAGGCAGGCAAAGCTGGACAGTTCGCTGTCTCCACTGCAGCTGGTGCTCTTGCTGATTTCTCAGTCATGGATCCCCATGCTGATCGTTTATCCAATTTAATTGAAAGGCACCCAAGCCTAAGCAACCCTGTCACTCAATTCCTTGCTGCCAAGCCTGGCGATACGGCAATGGAAGGGAGAGTTAAGCAGGCCCTGGAAGGGATGGGATTAGGCACTATCGCTGAGGGCTTCTTGCAGTCCTTAGGGGCTATCAAGGCCTGGAAAGCTGGGGCTCATGAGGATGCCGATAAGATCCTACAGGACCTAGCTGACAAGTCTCCTGCTCCCGGCAACGAGGAATTTAACCCGGAAGTCCCGAGAGAAGTTGTGCCCACCAAAAAGGGCATTCCTCTGGACCCTATGACGGCCAGGCCTAAACAGGTCATTAAAGTTGCACCTGAGGAGCTTGAACGGCTGACAGGGGAGAACCTTAAGAGTGAAGAAGAGTTCGGCAAAGTCTATGACCCTGTTCCTCTAAACATTGATGCAGCTTCTTCCAAAGAAGATGTTCAGGCTGCAGTAGACGATTTAACCGAGGCCTACCATAAGAACCTCAGCGGCAAACAAGTGCCCTGGGAAGAAACTCGGAAAGAGGCTGCTGACTTTGCAGATGCTGTAGGAGCCAACGAGGGGCTTATGTTCCAGATGTTGGCTGCTGACCTGAAGGATTCTACCAAGGTCAGAGCAAGGCTCCTCGCTTATAGAGACATGGGGGCTTCCCTGTCTAATCGCTTAGGAGACCTCTCGGACCTCGTAAGAGACCCAGCGAAACCCGTAGGTCAGTTCAAAGATAGAGCTGAGCTACTCAACGCCTGGGCCCAGCAATTTGAGTTCCTGTCTAACTTCCAGCTTCATGTAAAAGGCATGAAGTCCGAGTTTGGTAGAAACCTGAACGCTCTTAAAATAGGACCTGAAGCAGATAGAGCTCCTGTAGCCTCTATGCCTGAGAAAGATCCGTTACATGGGATTGATCTCCGGGATGAGGAGCAGGCCATGAAATTGGCTACCGCTATCTCAGCTGCCAGAGGGACCTCTAACTCAGGCTTTGATTTAAAGAGTATCTTCAAGCTTACCCGCAAGGGTCTTGCCCAAAACATCATGGATACGGTTAATGAATACCGTATCAATGCTATGTTATCAGGCCTGAGAACTCACGCCATTAACTCCGGGTCTAACCTTATAAATACGCTCTACATGCCCCTGGAGAAATTCGGAGCAGGAGCCCTAATGTCCGGGACCCAAGCAGGCAGGAACCAGATGCTGGAAGCTGCTATGCAATATGGCTCTATGATAACGGAGTTCAAAGATGCCCTCAAAATGTCTGCTAAGGCATTCCGCCTGGGGGACAATACTTTGGACCCTCACGGCACCCCCATAGAGCTACGGAACTCTATAACTTCCAGAGCATACAACACTCAAGGTCCCGTCAAGTCCGCTGTTATTAATGGACTGGGAACAGCTGTTAGAGTCCCCACAAGGATGCTTATGGCTGAGGATGAGTTCTTCAAGCAATGGAACTACAGGTCCGTAAAGAGGGCTGAGGCCTGGCGAGAAGCCATGCAACTTAAGGGAACCCCTGAAGAGAAGTCCGCGCTTATCCAGCAGAAAATGGATGAGGCTTTCGATCCCTCCGGTAAGGCCCTAGATGAAAAAGCTGTCCAATACGCAAGAGAAGCCACCTTCACCCAGGACATCAATGAGCAGGGCTGGTTCGGAACCAAGTCCACTGGCGAAACAATCCAGGAACTAGCCAACAATCACCCTATGATGAGGCTGGTCTTCCCATTCGTGAAGGCTCCCACCAACATCATCAGGTTTGTCTGGAACAGAACTCCAGGAATCAATCTCCTCCGCAAAGAATACGCCATGGATCTCATGGGCAGGAGGGGCCCTGAAGCCAAAGCTAAGGCCCTGGCCCAGATGGGCATGGGAGCTATGCTGTGGGGATCTGCAATCAACGCAGCGTCAACCGGAACAATCACTGGAGGAGGTCCTAAAGACCCCCAGTTGAGGAAGCAGTGGCTGGAAACTAATCAGCCCTATTCACTCAAGGTGGTCAACAAAGACGGCACTGTGTCCTGGATTGGATACAACCGTATGGACCCCTTTGGGATGTTCTTTGGTCTCGCTGCTGACTTCCATGAAGTTGGCAACTGGCAACCAGCGGACACTCGGGAAGAGTTTGCAACTGCAGCTGCTATTGCTCTGGCCAAGAACCTCAACAGCAAGTCCTACCTCACAGGTCTCACAGATCTGGTGGAGGCCCTGGACGATCCTGAGAGGAGCTTCAAGAAGTTCTCTCAGAGCTTTGAGGGATCCTTTGTCCCTAACCTAATGAGGCAAACCAACCCTGACCCCTATCTAAGGGAAGTCAGGGATCACTTGGATGTCCTCATGTCCCGCACACCCGGACTCTCTGACAACGTGGCTCCTATACGGAATGCCCTGGGAGAGCTGGTGCACACAGGACAGTGGATGGGCCCTGATTTCCTCTCTCCAATTCCTTACAAGGAGACTGGGAAGGATCAGCTCATGGAGGAGATGGTTAGGCAGATGTCTATCCACACCTCCGCTATCACTCCTCCTCCCAAGAGGATGGGCAATGTGGATCTCACTCAGATCAAGATCCCTGGCTATAAGTACACAGCTTATGACAGGTATCAGGAACTGGTGGGTAAGGTAGAGCTCGGAGGTAAGACCCTCAGGGAACGCCTGGGTGAGTTCATCAATACCCCTGCATACCAGTCCAAGCTGACTGACGGGGACTTTGATTACAACGGGACCCGCATAGATGCCATTAGGTCCATTTTAGGTGCCTACAGGAGTGCCGCTCAGGAAGTCCTTATGAAGGAATCCCCTGAGTTCAAGCAAGCTGTTATCAACGATAAGAAGATGCAGATCCTCACCAATAAGATGGGTGCTCAGCAAGCTAAAGAGCAACTCCAACAGCAATCCAAATAAACACATTATACAGCCCCTGGGGATCACTCCCTGGGGGCCTTCAATTTCACACAAGGAATTTCAATGGCCGACTCTTATGTCACCTATACAGGGGATGGCTCCACCACTGTATACACCTTTTCCTTCCCCTATCTGGATGCTGACCACATCCATTGCTACATAGATGGTGATGAGACTACTTTCTTCTCGGTCACAGCTACTGGGGAAGTCACTTTCGACTCAGCCCCAGCCCTGGCTTCCACAGTCCAGATCGCAAGGGAAACTCCCAGGGATGAGCAATTAACAGTCTTCACGGACACCTCAGTTCTCCTTGAGTCAGACCTTAATACCGCTGAGCTCCAGCTCCTGTACCTCGTGCAGGAGGCCTACGACAACCTCAACCTTGCCGCTGCTGATGCCGCTGAGACCGCTGAGGCTGCCGCTGAGGCTGCCGCCGCTATAGCTCTGAGTGCCGGGGGTGGAGAGTATGTCTTCTCCAGTGCCACCACTAACTCAGATCCTGGTGTGGGCTATATCAAGTTTGACAATGCCACCCTGGCCTCAGCCACCAAGCTCTACATCTCAGAGACTGATGCTAACGGCAGTGTTATCAGCGGGGTCATATCGGCCTGGGATGATAGCACCAGCACAGTCAAAGGCACCCTTAGGGTAATCAAGAGATCAGATCCTACGCTCTATGCAGTATTCAATGTTACAGGCACCAACACCGATAACGGGGGCTGGGATACTGTAAACCTCACCTACCTTGAGAACACTGGGACCTTCCATAACCTGGATGAGGTCTCTCTACAATTCATTGCTAAGGGTGACGTAGGTTCCCTCGCAGATGGCGATAAGGGGGACATTGTCGTCACAGGGACAGGCGGGACCTGGACCATTGATAGCTCAGTTGTCACCTATGCCAAGATGCAGAATGTCTCAGCTACCGATAAGCTCTTAGGCCGCTCCACGGCTGGAGCTGGGGTAATTGAAGAGATCACCTGTACAGCTGCTGGCAGAGCCCTCATAGATGATGCCAGTGCCTCAGTTCAGAGGTCCACCCTTGGCCTGGGCACTGCAGCTCAATTAGACACTGGCACCTCAGGGGCTACGATCCCTGTCCTCAATGCTGCCAATACCTGGTCAGCTATTCAGTCCCTCCTGGGCCTAATAACTCCCAGGACTACAGTAACTATTGCAGCTGGTGTTATCACAGCCACCAACAGCTGCCACACAGTAGACACTGAGGCCTCTGCCGCCACTGATGATCTTGACACCATCACGGCTGGAGGCCTTGGCCAGTGGCTTGTTCTCAGGGCCAACAGCGCAGCCCGTACAGTAGTTGTGAAGAACGGGACAGGGAACATAGTTCTGCATAGTGGTGATTACACCATGAGTGCTACGGATAGGTTCATTATCCTTATGTACGATACGGGCCTGGCCAAGTGGGTTGAACTCGCTAGAGCTGCTCGTGTAGGGGCCGCTGTCCAGGTAGTGAATACCGAGACAGGGGCTGTGTCCTCAGGAAGCACTCAAATCCCTGGTGACGATACCATCCCCCAGAACACTGAGGGGGACCAGGTTATGACCCTGGCCATCACTCCTACGAGCTCCACAAATAAACTGAAAATAGAGGTCGTAGTACAGTGTGCTGTTAGCGGGGCTGGCACAGCAGTAGCTGCTCTGTTTCAGGACACAACGGCCAACGCTCTCGCGGCTATGCCTGCCCGAATAGACACCGCTGGCGGCATGACCACTATTTCATTCACTCACTTCATGACTGCAGGAACAACCTCGTCCACCACGTTTAAAGTTCGTCTTGGCGCAACTTCAGCTCTGACATGCACATTCAACGGGACCGGGGGTGGCAGGATATTCGGTGGGGTTATGGCTTCAAGTATAACGATCACAGAAATTAAAGTATAAGAGATCTCTCCCATGAATAACTTCTCTGACGAAGGGTGTAGTAGAGACCCTTCAACCCCAACATATTGGATGGGGCGAATAGATGAGAAACTGGAAACCATCGTAAAGAAGATTGGGGAACAGGACACTCGTATTATCGCGCTAGAGTCCACCCAGTCCAATTACTTCAAGGACAGGGCTTTCGTAGCTGGCATTGCTGCCACTATAGCAGCTCTCGGCACCTACCTGGCCAAACTCATACCCTGGACACACTAATGACTGACAAGAGTAGAATAGAGGAGCTCCTGGAATCTCTCCACACAGAGGTCGCCAAGGAGCTCCTTAAGAGGATCAAGGACGGCACAGCTAAGCCAGCCGATCTGACCTGTGCTGTCAAGTTCCTCAAGGACAACGGGATAGAGGCTACAGTAGCCCCTGGGTCCCCTCTGGATAGCCTCGCTAAGGGCCTGGAGCTCCCCTTCCCTGGGGAGAACCTGGTTCAATAGTACATGGCTGGAAAGAAGGCTGTCTCAACAACCAAGCCAGACGATCCACTAGCTGCCGACTTCCGTAACTTCCTGTTCCTCGTATGGAAACACTTAGGACTCCCTGAGCCCACTGAGGCTCAATACGACATTGCCTCTTTCCTTCAGGGAGGTCCTAAGCGGAGGGTCATAATGGCCTTCCGGGGGGTTGGTAAGTCCTGGATCACCTGTGCCTATGCCTGCTGGAGGCTTTACAATAATCCAGACTATAAGATTTTAATCCTATCTGCATCCAAGGACCTGGCAGATAACAACTCTAAATTCATCAAGGACATCATAAATAGGGTTCCATTCCTATCCCACCTGGCACCTAAAGAAGGACAGCGGGACTCCAATATCCAATTCGATGTGGGCCCTGCAAGGATCTCCAAAGACCCCTCAGTTAAATCTGTAGGGATCACAGGTCAGATCACAGGTACTCGTGCCGATGAGATCATAGCGGACGATATTGAGGTCCCTAGGAACTCAGCCACTCAGATGATGAGGGATAAGCTCTCTGAACAGGTCAAAGAGTTTGACGCTATCCTGAAGCCTGGCGGGACTGTCACCTACCTGGGAACCCCCCAGACTGAGATGTCCCTCTATAACCAGCTCCCTGAACGGGGGTACACGATTAGGGTGTGGCCAGCACACGTTCCTACAGAGGCGCAAATGGCTGCCTATGGGGAACGCCTGGCACCCTACATACGCGCTGTAGCCTCAGACGGATCGGGTAGAAATGGCCTTCCAACGGATCCCAAGAGGTTCTCCCAGGAAGACCTCCTGGAGAGGCTCACCTCTTACGGTAAATCTGGCTATGCCCTCCAGTTCATGCTGGATACCTCGCTGTCAGATGCCAACAAGTATCCTCTCAAGCTCTCTGACCTGGTGGTCATGGACCTGGATGCTGAGGTAGCCCCTCTACGAATCATCCATACCAAAGACCCCTCCTGTGTAATCAATGACCTCCCCATGTGTGGCTTCACAGGGGACAAGTTCTACCGCCCCGTCCAGATGGACAAGGACTTCGCCCCTTATACGGGGAAGGTCCTGGTGGTTGACCCCTCCGGTAGGGGACAGGATGAGACCACCTGGGCTGTGCTCTTCTTCCTCCATGGCTATGTCTTCCTGATGGACCTTAAGTGGTCCTTAGACGGCTATGATGAGGCTGTATTACGCTCCATTGCTGCCACAGCTAAACAGTGGAAAGTCAATGGGATAATCGTAGAAGCCAACTTTGGTGACGGGATGTTCTCCGCGTTGCTAACCCCTGTATTGGGTAAGATCTACCCATGCTCAGTGGAGGAGGTTAAACACTCCAAGCAGAAGGAACTCAGGATTATCGACACCCTGGAACCTGTCATGAATAGCCACAAGCTGATCGTGAACAGGAAGGTCATTGAGGAGGACTATAAGTCCCTTGATGGCAGGCCCCAGGAGACTAGCCACCAGTACCTCCTACAGCACCAAATGACCCGCATTACGAAGGAACGAGGGGCTCTCAGGAGGGACGATAGGCTGGACGTAGTGGCCATGGGAGTGGCCTTCTGGGTTGAGCATATGGCCCAGGACTCAGATGTACAGGCTAGCCTTCATAAGCAGGAAGTCCTGCAGAAGGACCTGGATAAGTTTATGTCCAGCTTTGGCTTAGACCCTCAGCAGAGGGATTTATGGGTACGGGTATAATCAGTCTAAATAAGTGAATCAGGAGAAGGGGTTAAGTGGGTCTACACTTCAAGAGAGATCAAACCCCCCCTCCGTTCACATACATATAGATATAAGATCTATACATAGACTACATATGAGGTACATAGGATGTATCAAAGGATATACATAGGAACACCAAAGGTAGATCTTAAGTGTATCCTATGTAGGGGACCTTTGCAGGCACCTATCGCTAGCCTCAAAAACTATAACATAAAGATTATAATCCACCAGCCGCTATGCGGCATTCCTACTGATTATTATAACACATAGGTTATTACATCATGAAACAGAGATTGAAGACTGGGGCTGAATGGGACTGGGTTACAGGGTGGAGGAAAGTATTGTGCTATACCCAGAGACCTGGAGTAGGGAGATCCATTAAACAGCAGATGTCCAGGAGAAGACGTAGGGAAGCTAAGGCTGGTCTAAGGATGGAACTGAATACTGGTTCTGATGATTAGACTAGAGAAGGAGAATTATCATGTTAACCGCATTACTAGAACCTGGGCACATAACCCAGAGGGGCCAGCAATACACACTGACCTGTAAAGAACTAGGGATAGCCGTAAGAGGCACAAGTCCCTCTCATGAGCTCTGCAGGGAGATCCTGAGGGCCAGGCCTGATCTCTCAGGTGAGTCCTTGGGTATAACCAGGGATGGGGCTGAGGTGGACTTCAGGATACCTAAGATAGGGACCTGGGCTAAGCTCTCAACTCAGGAGTCTGATAAGGGGGGCCTGAGCACAGTTCCTTATAAGGAGTTCAGGGGTATTCCCTCCTAGCCGCACTGGATAGGGTTTCTATCACCAGCCAGGGGGGTATAAATAGGGGGTCTAAGGGGTGGACCCTCAATACCCTAGCCAAGGAGCTTAGAACGCACCAGTGAGCCTCCCCGCACACCTAGGAGGCTTATGGGTGTATTCGGGTGTGTTTATGGGTGAGATAGGGGGCTTAGTGTAAGCTATAGTGAACACTAAGTAGTCTAAGGTAAACTATACTGAACACTAACCCCAGGATATTCAGTTACAAAAATATCAAAGGGTATCTCGTGGTGGATCCCCGCCCCGGCTCCCCCATAGGGGCCA